CGTTAACGTAAATCTCTGTCGATGTGGCGTCATTAATCCAATCCCACTCGATTGTGATATTGCCCAGTCCACCAGTAACTCTTACACCAGTTGGTGCTGGAGGTTTATCAATAACAAAGGTTTGCGTTCTTTCGCTTAATAACTCACCGCTCTCACTCTTAACTTGGATAACAATGGTGTATTCGCCATTCTCAAAATCATCAAAGCTAACATTAGGCGATGATTGACCTAAGCGAACATCATATAAAGCACCGTCTTTGTAGATTTTGATGTCATATTTGACTAATCCGCTTCCACCTGTGACGTCGGTAGAAAAACTAACACTGCCGTCTTGATTAACATTGACATTGATATTGCTAATCTGAGGAACGCTTAGAATTGAAGTCGCTCTAGGTTCAAACTTCGCACCGTTATCAACTATTGCCTCTTTCTGTGGTTCGTGCTGTAAGGCTGTAATGGTGTATTTTCCTTTTTCGTCCTCTTTAACAGATAGAGCCTTAAATAACTGGCTTGTTACCTGTTGAGTGGATAGTGACCATACACCATAAGCCTCTAATCCTATTGGAGTTTGGTCTAAAGTAACTTCGGCACCTTTCGCAGAGATAATCTTAATGTCTTGATGTTTTGCGTTTTGGTTAATGTAACTAAAGTAACTATTACCACTGATAGAGATTTCTCTGTCTAAAGTAACTTTCTTACCATCAACTGATAAAACTCGCCCACCAATATTTGTGCCAGCGTAATACGTGTCTGATACTCTAATAATGTCACCGGGGATATGCATTAATCCCTCTGCGCCAACAGTAAAGGTAACGGTCTTGGTTTCTAACTTTTCGGTTTGCAGTAACCATAAGCCAGTGCGGTGCGCTTGACCTCTAGAGGTGCAACCAAAGGCAGTTATTTTCTTAACGTTTAAGCCGTACTTGCGAATAGCATCATCATCAGAAACATACTCAATCATTCTTTCGTATGAGTTGTTTTTATCAACATATTCGACTTGAATTGCATTGTGGCGAGATTTCTTAGCCGAAAAAGTGTAATTAAACAACCCTTTGTCAACGTTTGCATTTGTGTATGTCCAGACTGGGTCATAAGGTCGATCCATTACAACTGTTAATTGCTGACCGTTCCAGACAGGCATTGCTCGAAAGATTGAGCAAATGTCATTAATCACATCATACGCAGAGCGTTGTTCTGTCAGCCACGCATTACAGGTAAATCTAGGCTCTTTACCGCCAAAACCATCTGGAACGAGCTGGTCACAATATTGAGCAACTTGATACAATGTCCATTTATCAGCTCCAAACTCGCCTAGTCTATTACCTAATCCGTAACGTTTATTTGTGACAATATCAAACAAAACCCAAGCAGGATTATCAGTCCAGTCTATCTTAAATGTACCATCCCAAACGCCCGAATATTGTCTTGTTCTAGGATTGTAGTTGCTAGGGATTTTGACCTTAATCCCCATAATGTCATAGGTTCTTGTCGGGAGGTTGCTAAAATACTCAGAGTCAAACTTAACACCAACTAATGCGGTGTTTGGATACGTAAAGACTGTATCAATAACCTCTGTATAGCTCGACCATAATGTGTTATTTTGAAGTCTTTGAGAGTTACTATCTTCGGTTAATCGCTCAACCTTAATGGTAAATGGAACAGGCGGTAAATCCCCAAATGTGTGCTGTTGGAGGTATTGGGAGCTATATTTATCCACTCCGCCATAATTTAGCTCCTCGTCTACCTTGTCTTCGTCGAAAGATCCACCATAATCTATGTTGAGTGTGGTACTAATTTGATGCGAACGGGTTTCGAACACCTTATTCATTCGGGCAGAAAGGGTGATTCGTTTATAGTTTTCGAGAATGTTTCGAGGGTCTGATTGACTATCAAGATAGTCGCCACTGAGGTTAAACGAGAGGCGTTTGGCGGTGTTTTCAAATCCTTTTCCCACATAAAACAGCTTACTATTCATATCGGCTTTGAAGCGTGCCGACAAGTTATTGCCTCCTCGTCTACGGGTTATTTTCACCAATCCACTGGTTAAATCGCCATATTTCACAGAGGGAATGCCTCGCACAATCTCTACTTCTTGAATGTCGTCGGTGGCTATTGAGCGCATATCTACACCCATATTGGTGAAGTTGCGCACGTTAGAAGTGCGGTCTAAAGCCCCTGAAAGGCGTTGAATGTTGGCGTGCATGCTTATCGGTGCACCATCAACTACAAACTGAGTACCGAGAGATGAGGTGGCATAATCATTGCCCGAGATGGGCACTTCACGCAAAGATATAACGTTAGGTGTGGTGAGTGTGCCGTTAGAAGCACGTCCGCCTGGAAGCAATTCTAATATATCTGAGAAAGAAGAGGGCTGCAGATGGTCCATAGCCTGTCGTTTAATGGTAGACGAAGTGGATAGTTTTCGTCCTTCTTGTGCCGTTACAACCACTTCACCAAGTGCCTTAACATCGGCTTGAAGATAATAAACTGTAGTGCTATCAGTGTGAGTTAAGAGGGATTTATAGCCTAAATACGAAATGACTATAGCTGTTTTAGGAGCCACTTTCAACACAAATGCTCCGTCTTTATTGGTAGTTGTATGTTCGTTTGTAGCCAATTTCGAAACCACAAACGCTCCTATTATTGGCTCGTTAGTTAGCTTATCGAGCACAACACCTCTACATATTGTTTGCGAAAAGACATTATTAGAGATCTGTAACAACAGTAATATAAATAAAAATTTTGCGTACTTCATCCTGATTCGCATTTCGATTGCAAAGTTACACACATTATTAAAACGAAACAATACCTAAAAATTATGAAGGGAAGTATTGCATAAGTGGTTGATATAATTAATTATGGGTAGGTTTATTGCCTTTCATTGCACAACTAAAAAGCATCTGTGCTTTGGCTATAAAAAAGGGATTGCAGGGCAGTTGTTTGCTCTTTTCACAACTTAGTTGTTGTAAGTAAAAAGAGATTGAACTGCACTCATTCTTCAAAGGCTCTTTTCCCTGTTTTCAAAAGCACTGCTTTTACCTTGCAAAAGCAGTGAGATTGATGTGCAAAAAGATTGAGTTTGCAGTCTAAAAGCAATGCTATTTCCCCACATTACCATTTTGGTTCTCTATTCAATGCGATATTCTTTACATCAAACGACAAAGGAATGAGGTACGAAGAGTGTGGAATGAGGATGAGAAATGATGAGAGATATAAAAAGAATGAACCGCCCTAAA